GTATCAGCTGCTCATTCTTTCGATCCATCTAAGTCAAACAATCCTTTTGCTTACTTTACTCAGATTGCTTGGAATGCTTTTATCAGAAGAATTGCTAAAGAGAAGAAACAGTCATATATTAAGCATAAGAATTTCATTCATAGCAATCTGATGGATGGTCTTAATGAAGAAGTTAATATTACAGGAACTCCTATCCACAACGAATACTCTGATGAGATCATAAAAAACTTTGAAGAGAAGTTGACTAAAGTGGCAAAAAAGGGTAAGATAGGTCTTGAAAAATTCGTAGAGGATGACATTGAAGATAGCTCTGATAACTGATACACACTGGGGCGTGCGTAATGATCACGTCGCCTTTCTTGATAACAGCAAAAAGTTCTTAGACGAACTTTTCTTTCCTTATTTGGCAGAACATGAAATTAGTCATATTACTCATCTTGGCGATATCGTTGATCGGCGTAAGTATATTAACTTTAACACTGCTTTACGTCTTAGAGAAGATTTTCTCGATCCCTTGCTTAAACGAAACATCAGTCTTCATATCATTGCTGGTAATCATGACACTTACTTTAAAAACACTAATCGGGTTAATGCACTCCACGAACTTATTGAAGGAAAGTACTCAAACGTCACCACCTTCATTGAACCAACAGTCGTCCAATTAGGCGACTTAGATATTCTCTACTTACCATGGATATGCGATGAAAACAGAAAACAAACTATGGAACTCATTCGAAATGCGAGCACTCAGATTGCGATGGGTCATCTTGAGCTCGCTGGCTTTGAAATGTATCGTGGATCTATGGTCAGCCATGGAGATAATGTTCGTGACTTTGAGAAATTTGATATGGTTATGTCTGGTCATTATCATCATCGTTCCTCCGATGGGCATATATTTTATTTGGGTAGTCATGCTGAATTTACTTGGTCTGACTACGACGATCAAAAAGGGTTCCACATCTTCGACACCAAAACAAGACAGTTGACTTTTATCAAAAATCCATATAGAATGTTCAATAAGGTTTGGTATAACGACGCCGAATCGAATCCTGAAGATATTGATGTAAAAGATTACGCAGGTCAGTTTCTAAAAGTTATTGTTACATCTAAGAACGACCCGTATCGTTTTGATCGATTCATTGATCAACTTCAAAAAGTTGCGCTTGATATTCAGATCGTTGAAGACCATCTGAATATGAATATGGAAGATGATACTGACATTGTAAGAGAAGCAGAATCGACTATTGATATCTTCAAACATCACATAGAGCAAATAAATATTCAGAACTTGGATAAGGTTCGTTTACAGAATACAATCGTTGAATTGTATCAAGAGGCTCTTACAATAGAATGAGGTATTAAAAATTGATTCGTATTAGCGTAATCAAAGATATAGAAGATCCAAAAAATGAGGGTCGTGCTTTTTGTGTTGAGCGCGAAGACGGAAAAGTTATTGGATGCAAAGGAATAATAGTTGACGGACCACTAAATGTAAAGTATAATATAGATAGTAGGTTTGCAGACTTTAGAATTGTTTGGGCTACTACAGAAAGTAATATTCATTTACTACAAAACGATTTTTTGAAAAACCTCAAACCAATGAAAAAAATTATACACATCAACAAAAATATCATTCAACAGAATGCAAAGAACGGCAAAGATGAACCAGTTTGCCGAGTAGAAGAAAATGGTAAAATTAGATATTGTATGGAAGTTAATATAAAAGGACCATCACGTATGGTCTATAGTCCAAATAAACCACGCAAATGTGGTGCAAAACTTTGGATTGAAACTGATGCTGATATTGAATTGATAGGTGAGAAAGTTTGATTTTATTTAAGAAGTTGCGTTGGAAGAATTTCCTATCAACTGGAAATATCTTTACAGAAATAGATCTCAACAAACATAACACTACACTTATTGTCGGCGAAAATGGAGCTGGTAAATCAACTATGCTCGATGCGCTGACATTTGCGTTGTTCGGTAAACCATTCCGCAGTATTAAGAAAGGTCAATTGATCAACACTATTACTCAAAAAGGTATGCGTGTAGAAGTTGAGTTTGATATTGGTGTCAACAGATATAAGATTGTTCGTGGTCTTAAACCAGTTACGTTTGAAGTATATCAAAACGATGAGATGCTTAATCAGTCAGCTGAGATGCGAGACTATCAAGAACATCTTGAACGTAACATCCTCAAACTAAACTTCAAATCATTCTGTCAGGTTGTTGTTCTCGGTTCTGCCTCGTTTGTTCCATTTATGCAACTTCCAGGTGGTCAGCGTAGAGAAGTTATTGAAGACTTGCTTGACCTTCAAATCTTTACAACAATGAATAGTCTATTGAAAGATAAGGTTGCGAACAACAACGAAGCCCTAGATCAAATTGCTAATGATCAGAAAGTTGTTACTGAAAAGATTAAGTTGGTCAAAGAACATCTATTAGAAAAACAGAACAACAACGAAAAGATCGTTGCTGAAAAAGTAAATGTTATTGAAGACACAAAAGATAAGATTGACGCTATGGCTGTAAAGCTTACTGATGTAATGAATAAGGCGATGGAGCTGAATAAGAAAACAGTCAAGAAAGATGAAGTAACAAAGCTTATACAAAAGATGACAAAGTATCGTCATCAGATCGAAGCAAAGGTTGCTCTTATCAATCAGGATGTCGAGTTCTTCAAGAACCACGATCATTGTCCAACTTGCACTCAGGTTATCGATGAAGATCTAAAGACGCAAAAGTTAGAACATAAAGAAACAGAACTCAATGAGATCAATAATAATTTAGAACTGTTGACTAAGAAATTTGATGAAGCGCAAACAGAGCTTGATGAGATTATGCAGCACAGCGCAACTATTTCTCAACTGACTCTAGAAAAAGTCCAGATCGAAAGTCAGATCAGTTCTCTTAACAAATATGTAAAGCAGCTTGAACGTGAGATCAATCACATCAATCAACTTCAAGAAGCAGATGAAGATAGTAAGATGGAAGATCTTGAAGCAGAAATGGATGTTGTTGCTGAACGATATAATGAAGCAATGGACGAGAAGTTAATTTATACCGCAGCTTCTATGTTACTGAAAGATGGTGGTATCAAGTCGAGGATTATTAAGCAGTATGTTCCAGTTATTAACAAGCTTATCAGTAAGTATCTCAGCGCTATGGATTTCTTTGTACAGTTTGAACTTGATGAAGAGTTCAATGAAACAATCAAGTCAAGGTTCAGAGACGAATTCAGCTACGCTTCATTCTCCGAAGGCGAGAAAATGCGAATTAATCTTGCTATACTATTTACATGGCGTAGTGTTGCTAAACTTCGTAATTCTGTTAGCACTAATCTCCTCATTATGGATGAAGTGATGGATAGTTCTCTTGATGCTAATGGCACAGAGGAGTTTCTAAAGATACTACATAACTTGACGCAAGACACAAACACTTTCATCATCTCTCATAAGACTGATCAGTTGTATGATAAGTTTGCGAATGTGATTCGTTTCGAAAAGAAGCAGAACTTCTCTAAGGTGGCATAATGTTTGAAACATTGGTTGTTGATGATATTGTAGATATCGAAGTTCAAAGATATTTAAAAGATAACATCATGCAAACTGCGCAGTGGAAGTTTCTTAATGATGTAAGCGGAAAAGAAATGCAAACATATCCATCGCATGGTTTTGTTCATCTTATGAAACATCCTGAAATGGATAGCCCAGCTGGTTTATATCCACTGATGCAACATCTTATGCCAGCGATGGAAAAAGCTATTGGCATACCAGTCAACGATCAAACAAATTATCACAATCGTATCTTTTTACAGTTACCATTAGCAGAACAATATAGAAAAGAACACAACGCTATTCACGTTGATCTTCCAGCTGATAAGCCACACATTGCTTGCATCTATTATGTTAATGGTAGTGATGGCGATACTATCATCTATGAAAATACTATTGGCGGTGATACAACTAATCTAGTAGAGCATAAAAGAGTTTCGCCGAAACGTGGGCGTATGGTATTCTTTGATGGCTCACGTTATCATTGCTCTTCTCAACCAATCGTAAATTACCGCTGTATAATTAACTTCGACATTCTAAAGGATTGACCATGGAACTCGTAAAAGCTGATGACCCTATTTTAAAAACAAAATGCGAAAACTTCGATTTTCAAGATCCGCAGGTTGATCCAATTCAACTAGCTCAAGAGATGGTTAAGTTTGTTTATGATAACAATGGCGTAGGAATTACAGCCAATCAGCTAGGATTACCTCTTCGAGTATTCGCAATGCGTGCATTTCCAGAGAACTTTGTTTGTTTCAATCCAAAGATTGTACAAGCTTCTGAACAACAAGTTGTTCTTGAGGAAACTAGCCTTAGCCATAAAGGTCTTATTGTTAAGATAAAA